ACGTGTTGGGGTTATATGAAACGTCATAAAGCTTGGCGACAGCAACCTCTGATCGTATGCCAAGAAAATCCAGATCAACGCCGCTACGCGTATCGCGCTGCTGATTTACAATGCCACCGGCCCGCGCAAGTGTTGAGCGCAAATTAGCGCTTTGGCGGCAATCAGCCATATCCTTATCTGTGAGCTTTATTAGCATTAAAACGCAAACTCTTCCTGCGTGCGCAGCCGGTACAGTTGCTGGCCCTCAATGAACGACGTCTTCACGATTGTGCGCCGCTCACGCATGGTCTTCAGGCCAATGTCGATATGCACAGCGTCCTGCTCGATCATGCTGCACAAGTCGCCCACCGACAGCTCGCCATGCCGGCTCAGGCAGCGCTTGATCTCCTTGCGCAGCTTCTCCAGCGGCCACGGCTTGTGGGCATATGCGTGCATGTCATCGCGCCCAATGAGCCTGCGCTTCATGCGCGCGTTCTCGATGATCGCCAATTCTTTCCAGCGCTCCAGCGGCGTCATGTGTTCCGTCATAGCTTTTCTCCAATGCTGTTTACCATGTTGATCCGCTCGCCAATCCAGCGCATCACAGGCACAGCCATAGAGTTGCCCATAGCTTTATATCGTGGGCCATCTGGGCAGCTTTCTGCTGGCTTGTTGCGGTATGGGATTTGCGTGTAGTTGTCGGGGAAGCCTTGCAAGCGCTCGCATTCGGTTGGCGTTAGGCGGCGTACTTGCATATCGGCAACAAATGTTTCGCTACCGCCGCCTAAGTCACCACCAGAAGCTCGGATTGTTCCAACGCCCTCCTGATAGCCTCCAAAACTGCTAGAGGTATAACCTACGGCTGGCGTTTTGCTTTTGTCGAGCGTGGGCGTAACATGCTCTGACACGCTGTCGCCCTGTTGCGCACTATTTTGCGCACCAAAGGCTATGGGGAAGTTTTCCGTTTCAAAGTCGTATCTTTGCCCAACCCCAGAAGTTAAGCATTTTGCTGGCCCATCCGGCACATATGCCTCTGCCTCTACTCTGTCGTTCCCTGTGCGACTGAATGGAGCGCCTTGTGTAACTGTTGGGGCAACTTTTTGCCCCGTTTCTCGGCTCGGCGCAGGATGCCCTGACAAGCTTTCGCGCTCAAAAAGAACCGCTGCGGCACGTTTCCAGTCTCCAAGGTATCCGACAACGAACACACGCCTGCGTCTTTGGGCCACTCCGAAGTATTGAGCGTCAAGCACTCTGTAGGCGAACCCATACCCGAGTTCTGCCAGCGCCCCAAGGAAGGTTCCAAAATCCCGTCCTCTGTTGCTAGACAAGACGCCGGGGACGTTCTCCCAAACCAACCACTTGGGCTGATATTGTGCAGCAATGGCAAGATAGGTGAGCATGAGGTTTCCGCGTGGGTCACTAAGCCCTTTGCGAAGTCCAGCGACTGAGAAGCTTTGGCAGGGGGTTCCTCCAACAAGAACGTCGATTGGGTCATTAGGCCACTCCTTAAAAGCTGTCATGTCGCCTAAGTTTGGCGTATTTGGGTAGTGATGCGCAAGCACTGCGCTAGGGAATTTTTCAATCTCGCTAAACCATTGCGGCTCCCAGCCAAGCGGGTGCCATGCGACGGTTGCGGCCTCTACGCCAGAGCAAACGCTGCCATATCGTAGCGCGCTCACAACCGCTTCTCCAGCATCTCGCAGAGCGCCATGATCTCTTCGGCGCGCTGCTTGATCGTCAGGCGCTCAGGGCCACGCCCCGCGTCCATCCGCATGATGTCTGCCTTGCGCCGGATGGACATGACCAGCATCAGCGGCGTTGGCTGCGTCGGCGTGCTGCTGTCCTCGTCGATATACGCGCCGACGCTGGCGCTGTTTTCCAGTTTGGTAAGATCCCATTTAGCCATTTTCGTTCTCCTGTGTTGGCCGTGGCTGTGGTCTGACGTCGGGCCACGGGCGGCGGTAGTCTGCCTCGCCGCCCATCTCAACGCATTGCGGTTCAAAGATCCGCGCTAAGTCGTAGTATTCAGCAAACTCTTTACATTTATCTGGCGATGAAAAGATGACAAACGCCATGAACACGGGTTCTGCTAGGGTCATCACATCCACCCCATGCTTACAGCGCCGATCCAGCCCAGCACCAACGCGGCAATCGCTGCGGTGATGATGATGTCTTGCGTCCACTTAGTCATTACTCTTCCTCATCCTCGTTGCGCCAATCGAAGTCATCTTCGTCTTGGCATTCTGGGCAGCGCACCGTTGTCCACGCATCGCTGTCCGGCGTGTTGACGAAACGCGGCAACTCTATGAAGCCGGTTCCGTCACATGTCGTGCAGATCATTTGTACACATCCGCGTTGATGCTCCACAGCACCAAGGTTGCGCGCTGCTGGTTCGCGCGCTGGTTTACATGCGCTCGGCATATCTCGCCGCGTGCGTGCATGTTTTCGAGATGCTGTGATAGCTTGCGCGGTTCAACGCCAACGACGTCAGAGATGTCTGCCGTCTCGCAGTAGGTGACGTCGGCGCTCTGGAGCATCGAAATGATCCTGCGCTGGACGTCAGCCCAATCGACCTGCTCAGGCTTCTCGGTGGGCGCTTGCGCGGCTTCTGCTGGCGCGTCATTCGCTACACCCAGCACGTCACGCGCTGCGCGGCGCTCTTGTACATATGCGGCCACCCACGGCGTGCGCTCGCGCTGATCTTCGACAGCGTTCTGCACGATAATGCCAATGCAAATATCGTCGAGGTTTGCGTGGGCCTGCTGCAATAAGCGCGGCGAAATATGTACGCTCTCGCCATTGTCGGTGCGCACGCCAAAGCCTGTTCCGCTGTCGGTAATGTGCGTGATTAAAAATTCATGTGTATGCGTAAGGTTCATTACGACTTCTCCTATTAAGATTAATTGTTCATTACTTGTTCGTAACTTGACTATAATCTATCTAAAAGATATCTGTCAACAATTAATTTATATCTAACAGCTATTGACACGATATATATTTGCATCTAGGGATAGTTGCAGGCTACAGAAGGAGAATGAAAATGGAGCTACAACAATTATTGGTTCGTGTGCGGCCAGAGGTGATTGCGGGATTAGATTTGTATAAGGACAAAACGCGTATGACGAAGGCGGCAACAGTGGAAATGGCGCTGCGTGACTTCTTAGCGAAGCACGATATTGTAGTTGAGCAACCTTTAACTGAATAAGGACTCAACCATGAGCGACCCAGTGACCATTGGCATAGACTGCGGATATCGTACTGGCGGCGTAGGAATCATCACAGATACTTGGTCTGAGGTGCATGACTTACCGGTGTATAGCGAGGGCGGCGTGGACGTCGTGGCGCTAAACGATATTATAATGAGCTGTGATGCTGTCGATCACATATGGATTGAGCGGCAACAAGCAATGCCAAAGCAGGGCGTTAGCTCGACGTTTAAGCTGGGTTACGCGTTTGGTCAGATCACGTCTACTGTTGCGCTTTCTCGATCAAGGTTTACGCTGGTAGGCCCAGTTAATTGGAAGCGTGCGCTGAATTTGCCAAAGGATAAAGACGCAGCAAGACGTCTGGCGCAGCAATGGTTTCCTGATAGGGCGTCGGAATTAAAATTAAAAAAGCATGAGCATCGCGCAGAGGCGTTGCTGATTGCATTATATGGAAGGGGGCGTGCATAATGGTTATGCGCAAAGACATGTCGAACGAGGCATATCATTTAGATCCGGCAATATCATCGTCGGACGTAAAAACGGTCAGCAGCAAGTCGCTGGCGCATTGGAAGGGTCAGGAGCGCAAAGAAAGCGTCGCATATTATCTTGGCACGGCAGTCCATGCGCATTTGCTGGAGCCAGAAAAAAACCTAGTCAGATGCGGGCCGGAAACAAGGCGCGGCAAGGAATGGAAGCAAGCAAGAGAAGACGCTGACAAAGCTGGCGCTGTGCTTCTGCCGGAAGCCGAATACAAGCAAAGCATAGATATGGCGCAGTCTGTATTGCAGCACAACGTTGCGCATCATCTGCTTACGCATTCTGATCTTATTGCAGAAGCGTCATTCTTCGTGACAGACCCAGATTTAGATTTGCCGCTCAAAACACGCCCAGATGGATTGTTGGTCAAGCAGGGCATGGCAATAGATATAAAGACATGCGTTGATGCGTCGCCAAAAGGATTTGACCGTTCGGTCAGAAATTTTGGCTACGACATACAAGCGGCGTTCTATTTGCATTGCCTTAACCTTGAGGGGCTACGCATAAAGCAGTTTATGTTTATTTGCGTTGAAAAGGAAAAGCCATACGCCGTATGCGTTCACGAAATGAGCGAAATGTATTTGCGGCACGCGCATAATCGCATGATGGAAACGCTCTACACCATTAAGCATGCGACAGATAACGAAGAATATGACACCGGCTGGGATGAGATAAACACCATCCATTTGCCGGAATGGATGAACGCGTCAGGCGCGTTCTAATAGATCCCAGCGTGGGGGTGCCACGCAATTTACCAAGGAGTTGCACATGCAACATATTATCAGTAACGCCGTTGCGCGTTATCCAAGACTTAACGGCACATATAAATTCGACAGCGGCGAAATGCGATCCGTGAAGTGCGATGCATTAGACGATGGTGCCGCCTATGATATGTCATTTATCATGACGCCGGATCAGGCAAAGCAGCTACATTCGCTATGCATGGAAGCGTATAATAACGCCGCGTCTATGGACAGCAAAAAGAAATGGCCGGAAAAGCCGTCAAACCTGCCTTATAAAAAAGGCGATGATGGCGAAATAATCGGCAAGGCAAAGCTAAAAGGCGCATATGGCATGGAAAAGACCAGCCCGCCGCGTCAGGTAGATGCCCAGCGCAATAAGCTGCCGGATGACTTTATGCTGACGTCAGGCAGCAAGGTAAACGTGGCCGTAACGCTGGTGCCGTATAACACTGGATCAATCAACGGCATCAGCTTGAGATTGCGCGCTATTCAGGTGCTTGAGCTTGCCGAGCTTCAGCATGGCGTTGATCCATTTGATGCTGTGATCGGGGGCTACACAGCCGCAGCAAGCCCAGCGGCAGATGATCCGTTTGCACTACCGCCAGCAAGCCCTGCGCCTGCCACGGCAGCGCCCCAATCGGCGTCGGATTCATTCGATGATGAAATACCGTTCTAGGACATAAAAAAGCCCCGCCCGAACAGTGCGAAACCTAATCGGGCGGGGCAACCATGGGAAGAGGTATGCACGATTATGTTAAGCAATTTAAGGCAGGATAGCAAGTTCCCCACCGCGCATTGGGCAGAATGGGGCAACGAGATAGTCAAGCTCCTTAACCTAAAACAAACCAGCAAGGGCGAGCATCATGGTGCATGTCCAAATTGCGGCGGCAAAGACAGGTTTTGGGTAAAAGAGTTCAATGGCGAGGTCATGGTTAATTGCAGGCAGTGCAATGATTTTAAGGCCATCCAAGAAGCATTGCGCAGCCAAGGATTATGGCCGGACGCAAATAAAATACCTGATCTTGCAAGGCCGCAAAACAAAGCCATAGAATGGCCAGCGCAGGGGGAACAGATAATGCCGGAAATCGAGCAAGCGCAGGAAGCGGAAACGCACCCGTATCTGGTACGCAAAAACGTACAACGTCACAACGCTATTATTGACGGGCCTGATCTGCAGATACCAATCATCGATGTGACAGGCAGACGCCAAGGCGTGCAGTTCATAGATGAGGACGGCAAAAAGAAATTTTCGTATAAAATGCCGGTGAACGGAAACTTCTCCGTAATCGGCGGGCCAATCAGGGATTTTGCATATATAGCGGAAGGCTGGGCAACGGCGGCAAGCATTGCGCAGGCAACGGGCAAGCCAGTCGTGTTCGCGCTAAACGCAGGCAATATTCATAAGGTCGTGGCGGGGCTTAGGGAAGCCAAGCCAAACGCAACGCTGGTCGTGGCAGGCGATAATGACGAGGCTGGCATAAAAGCAGCGGAGCAAGCATTTGCTGAGCATGGCGTTGAATATATTTTGCCGCCCAGCGAAGGCACAGATTTTAATGATCTTTGGGTCACGCAAGGGCCAGAGGCCACGCGCAAAGCATTAACCGTGCATAACTTGCTGGACGAGGTGTTTTTCCCAGAGGATGCGCAGGCCCAGCTTTCAAGAAATTATCTGGTCAAAAAATGGCTGGGCGAAGGGCAAATGTCTGTCCTATACGGGCCAAGCAACACAGGCAAATCATTCTTTGCGCTAGATATGTCTTGGCATGTGGCGGCAAGCAAGCCGTGGAACGGATGCAAGGTGCAGGGCGGCAGCGTGTTATATCTAGCAACGGAAGGTGGCAATGCGTTTCACAATCGGATTGTTGCGCTGCGCCAAAAATATCCAGAGCATAAAGACGTCAAGCTGGCTGTCAGACCGTCGCCGGTAAATTTGCTTGACCCAAACGCGGATCTTGAAAAGCTGGCCAAGCTGGTGCGTGAAGTATCGCGCAAGCATGGGCCGGTGCGTATGATTGTGGTGGATACATTATCGCGCAGCATGGCAGGCGGCAATGAAAATGCGCCGGATGATATGACGAGGTTTATCGGCAATGTGGATGCGCTGCGCCAAGTAACGCTGGCGCATATTATGATCGTGCATCATAGCGGCAAAGATAAAGCAGCGGGCGCGCGTGGCCATTCAAGTTTGCGCAGCGCAACGGACGCAGAAATTGAGCTAGATCACGACGCGGAAACCGGCATTCGCTACGCGATAGCCACAAAACAACGCGACATGGAAACCGGCGCAAGGTTTGATTTTGTGCTGGACGTTGTTGAGCTAGGGCAAGACGAAGACGGCGATGCCGTAACGACTTGCACCATATCAGAGGCCAGCGCAGAGCAAATCGAAGAAGCCAGCAAGCCAAAGATAAGCGGCAAAAATCAGCTATTGCTCAAGCGGTGCTTCACGCAGCTGCGCGGTGAACGCGTCGGGCAGCCAAACCCAGCGGGCGCAGGATTCCCAGAAGCAAGCGCTTACTGGACGATTGACGAAGAAGTTTTGCGGGATCATTTCAAGGGCAAAATTACCGGCGCAAGCAATCCTTGGCAGTCATATACAAGGGCGCTTGATGCGCTAATTGCAGGCGGTCATGCGGTGCAAAATGAGGGTTTAGTATGGTTTACGGCAAAAGATGGGCGCGTGAAGGATTAGGCGGCAAAGATAAACGGCTTAACATTTAGTAACGTTTTGCGTGTTCAATGAAATCAATGGTTTAGGTGTTAAAATGGTAGTGAATGTTAGTAAATGTTAAGTCTATGTTAATAACTTTGGCTAAATGCTCTGCTAACTACCATTCTTAACAAAACCCTATAGGGTTGTTAAGAATGGTAAGTGATGCATAGCTGCGGTTTTGCCAAGGTTGAATTTGGATGGATAAAAAGGGTTTGGAAAAATGGTTGGACCGTATGTTTGCTGAAGGTAAGGCGGTGGCATATCCTTGCGGGCATTTTAGCGGGCGTGAATGGTGCAGGTCGTTTGATGAAAAGCTGGCAAGCTGCTTAACGCTTGCCGAATTGGAAGGGTTCGCTAACCGGCGCAGGTTTGATCCAAGCTTGCCGCGTTGGACGGCAGCAGAGCGCGCAGAAATATTGAAGCGCAAAATTAAATTGGAAAAGGGAAAACGGAAATGAATACGGATACGACACGCGGCAAGGTGCTGGCGAAAGCAAGTACGCTGGTGCATGGATCGAGAAATAGGGATTACGGTCCACCGCAGGAGAATTTCCAGCGCATAGCGGTCATGTGGAACGCGTATATTGCGGGTAAGGAAACGCTAACCGCGTCGGACGTGTGTATGATGATGGGCTTACTCAAAATTAGCCGCGTCTCGCATCAGGTAGACGCGGATGGGTTCGTGGATTTGGCGGGATATGCTGCACTTGGCGCGGAGTGCGCTGGGATAGATCTGGAAGATGGCGATTGGAAGCCCATAGAGGGGCCATAGAGGCGCGAAACGATGCGTTGGGCTAGGGTGGGTGCTTAATTTGGTTTATGCGTCTCTGTTCGAGGTTTTATGGGGCTTGATTTTTAGGCTGTTCTGGCCTAGCTTTTGACAAGCGCGGTTTCCTCCCTGTTCGCGCTTGTCGCGCCTTGATTTGCTCTTACCTCATATCAGCGACACACTTGGCCATGTGAAGCAATTAGCTTTGCATGGTCTTTTTTTTGGGTTAGCGTGGCCGCATGATAAAGCTCACGCTGATAATGCCAGTTGAAGATAGCGAA